GAACTTCGACTTCTACGTCGATGACATCGACAATGCCCAGGCCGACCGCGGGCTGCTGCCGCTCTACACCGAGGCCGCAGGCGACTCGATGGCCACCGACTCGGACAAGTTCATCGCGAACATGCTGGTGGCCAACGCCACCACCCTCGCGTGGACGGAGAACCCCGACACCGGTGACGAGGCGTTCAACGTGTTCAAGAACGCCCGCAAGCAGCTGCAGAAGGCCAACGTGCCCGACGACGACATGCGTATCGCCATCGTCAACGCCGAGCTCGAGGCTCTGCTGTACGGTGCCGACTCGAAGCTGACGAGCTGGGACACCTCCGGCGACACCGCGGGTCTACGCAACGCGACCATCGGCAAGCTGCTCGGCTTCCGCGTGATCGCGTCGAACAACCTGCCGGAGTCGGATTCGCCGCAGGGCGTGTTCTTCCACCAGCGGGCCGCCGCGTTCGTGTCGCAGATCGACGAGATCGAGGGCATGCGGGCGCAGAACAAGTTCGCTGACCGCGTGCGCGGTCTGCACGTCTACGGCGGCAAGGTCATCAAGAAGCCCGGCGTCGTCGTCTTCAACCAGAGCGGTAGCTAACCCATGGCGCCCCTGGCCAGCCTCGACGACGTCGCCCACGCGTTGGGCCTCGCCGACGAGGCTGCGCTGGGGGCGGCCAAGGTGGCTCGCGCCAACCAGATTCTGGCCAAGATCTGCCGCCAGTTTCGGCGCGAAGCCGGCAGGGAGTTCACGCCCGGGCGCACGACGGTCAAGCTGCTCACGGTCGCCGGCAGGATCACCCTGCCGGACGGCCTGGGCGACGAAGGCGCAGTCCACACGGTCAGCGGTGTCGATGTTGAAGACCTGACGTACGAGGTCGATGGCGACGAACTGATCATCGGCCGAAACGGCCGCAGGGTCGGCACCGGACTCATGGTGAAGATCGACTACACCCACAGCGCAGCGGTACCTCAAGAGGTCGCCGACACCGTGGGTGCGATCGTCGCCCGATACCTGACAGTGGATCCGACATCGGCGGTGGCGCAGTCGACGTTCCTGGCGTCGGAGTTCTACCAGCAGCGTTTCGCCGACTGGGTGTCCCGATCCGTCGGGCTCACTCCGGATGACTGCGAGGAGGCCCAGTCCTACCGGACTAGGCCGGTGACGGTGATCGTGCAGCGATGACCACTGCCGGGTTCCCCGCGAACCAGCCAGTGCAGTGGCAGACCTGGTCTCCCGGGCCACGCGATGAGCAGAACGAGGTCACCGACGTGTGGGCGGCCCCAACCGACCGCCTGGTGATCTCGTGGTCCAGCGACCGAGACGTCACGCGCGACGACGGACACGTCGCGCTCGACGTCGACAAGGTCAGCCTGCAGATCCCGGCCGAGAACTTCGAATGGGGTGTCCGCGACAAAGTCACCCTTCCCGGCCGCGGCGCGTACCTCGTCGTCCGAGCCGAGGACGGTATGGGTTTCCACGGGTGGCGGCCCGGCCTCAGCCTCGTCCTGGAGAAAGCCTGATGGCCCGACTGAAGCGCGGCCAACTGGTATTCCACATGACGGCGTGGCAGGTAATGCTCGCCGGCATCGTCAACACCGAAGGTCACCGCCGTATGACCCGCGTGGCTGACGCCTGCAACGAAGAGGCGGGACTCGGCGACGACGGATACAAGGTGGGCGTCGAGGGCAACCCCTCGAAAACGCTGAAAGAAGACGACTTTCGGGCCACGGTGATCACTTCCACCACCGCCGCCATTCATGACAACGCCGTCAACAATCGCCTCGTGCAGAACTTCCACTTGGCGGGCGGCGAATGATCCTCTATCCGGTCGCCCGGAAGTTGGTCATTGACTACCTGCTCACCCGCGACGAACTCGACGGTGTAGACGTACTGCCGCGGATCCCCGCGGCACCGCGCCCGAGCCGGTTCGTCGTCATTTCCACCGCACCTGCGAGCGGGCCGAAACGGCGCGTTCTGTCGACACGACGAATCATCGCAGGCGGCTGGGCTGAGAAGGACTATCAAGCAGGACTGCTGACCGAAACGGTGCGGGCCCTGATCGAGGAACTGAAGTACGCGCGCCTCGGTGTGCGTGACGTCGATATCGTCGGGGAGCCTGCGGAATTCCCTCACCCCGACATCACCGACCGGGTGCGTTGGCAGGTCACAGCAGACCTCCTCGTGCGCGCCAACATCGTTTAGCACCAAGCTCTTTCGGCCCCGGCTGCAACTGTGCCTGGAAGAGGTAACACATCATGGGCGACGTCAAGAACGTTTACGCTGCCGAACCCACGACCACCGGTTGCATTTTCGTCGGTGGTCTCGACACTCCCGGGCCGTCGCTGCCCAACCCGTTCGCCACGCTCGATAACGGGTTCATCGATCTCGGAGACGCCGGCGAAGACGGCTTCACCGAGACCGCGGACCGCAACATCGAGAAGAAGCGGAACTTCGGCGGCAAGGTCGTCAAGGTCCTGCAGACCGAGTTCTCGCAGATGTACGAGTTCGTGCTGCTGGAATCGCTGAACGCCGAAGTGCTCAAGGCGATCTACGGTGCGTCGAACGTCACCGTGGTGGCGGCGACGTCGGAGCACGGCACTATCGTGCAGGTCCGTAAGAACGCCAAGCGGCTCCCGCACCTCTCGTGGGTCATCGACACCATCGACACCCAGCTCGGCGCGAAGTACCGCACCTACATCCCGGACGGCCAGATCTTCGACACCGGCGAGGTGAAGGTCGTGCACACCGACACCATCGAGTACTCCGTGCAGCTCGAAGCGTTCGAGGTCGACGGCGACCACGCGTTCTCGTGGACCGACGACGGGCAGCTGTCCGGCTCGTAACACACAGACCGTGGAGGGGAGTTTCCTCCACGCAGCCGGGGCCGTTCCCCTCCACGGTCTCTGTACCCGGCTGCGTGAACAACCACCATTCCCAACGAAGTTCGAACTGTGAGGCTGCGACATGAAGATGGTCACCTTCGACTACAAGTACCTCGACGAGGACGAGCGCGAGGTCACCCGGGAACTGACGCTGAAGTCGTCGCGGATGATGCCCAACAAGACGGCGCACGAGATCGCGCAGCGGCCCACCGAGGTCACGCGGTCTGTGCTGGCGTGGGGTATGTCCGACGAGGACTACCAGTGGTGGTTGACGATCCCCGCTGAGGCCAATGACTTCGGGCAGACGCTGGTGACCGCGTGGCAGAAGGCCAGCGGAGTCGAAGTGGGGGAATCCTCGGCCTCCTCGACCTCATAGGTCGGCATGGGGAGGCCCTCGAAGCCGATTTGATCAATGTCGGCTTGCGACTTCGGTATTGCCCATCGGAGTGGTTCGACTGGGCCGATCTGCGCACCTTTGTGAAGCACTCGTCGGTCGAGTCCAACCTGTACAAGTCGATGTACCCCGACGACGCCGGGTGGACGCTGACGAATCTGCTCCTGGCCACCATCGCCGATGTTCTGCGGTGGCTGCAATGGGCCAAGACGAAGGACGGCCGCAAGAACCGTCGTAAGCCTGAGCCGATTCCGCGGCCGGGTGTCGCGCGGAAGAAGGCGGTGCACCCGAAGGTCAAGGGAGCACCCAGGTCGACGATCCGCAAGCTCCTCGGCCGAGACAAGGCCGAAACACCCAACAAGGCACAGCGATTGGCTGCGCTGTTCTCCGGCAAGAGCGAGGGAGGTGATCACTAATGGCCGTCAAACTCGCCTCGGGGTACATCGACCTCACCGTCAAGTACGCGACGGCGATGCGGAAGATCGCCAACGACATGACCGGGGTTCAGCAGACCGCGGAGAAGTCGGGCACGGAGGCCGGCAAGAAGTTTGTCGCGGCCAGGGATAAGGAAGTTGCCCGCGGCGGGAAACTCGATAAGGCTCTCGAATCGTCGTTCCGGTCCGCGACGGGGGCATCGGAAAAGGCCGGGAAACAGTGGGCGGATACGGCGTCGACGTCGATGGCCAAGCACCTTGCCTCAGCACAGAATTCGCGACAGGTCGCCTCCTCGCTGTCGTATATCGCCAAACACGGCGATCAGGCCGGCAAAGAGTTCGCGCGAAGCATGTCCAAGCAGCTCTCGGTCGATATCGACACCCGGGGCGCCTCTGCTGAGCTGGTCGGGCTGCGACGCAACATTGAGAACCTCGGCCGCTCGGACTTGTTGCGGCTGAACATCGGCGCCGCGGCGATCACGGGACTGCCGATGCTGGCCTCGGGCCTGGCCGAAGTAGCGGCCGCCCTGCAGCAGGTGTCACAGGCGGGCCTGGCGGTCCCCGGAGTCATCGCAGGCGCGGCGTCGAGCATCGGAACCTTGATGCTCGGCCTCACTGGCGTCTCAGACGCATACGACGCGCTGGGCTCGGCTGCGGACGACGCGGCGACGTCCGGCAGCGACATGGCGGCGACACAGCGGGCCCAGACGTCGGCGTCGCACAGCCTGCGCAATGCGGAAGTCGATCTGGCACAGGCACGTGGGGACGTCGCACGCGCGACCCGCGATGCTCGCAACGAGCTGGTCGACCTCAACATCGAGATGCGAGGCGGGGTCCTGTCGGAGAAGCGCGCGGTGCTCGAGGCGCAGCGCGCGAGGGAGGAACTGTCCAAGGGCGGCTTTGAGACTGCCAGCGACGTTCAGGACGCCCTCCTTCGCATCGAGGAAGCCGACCAACGCGTCCTCGAGGTTCGGGCGCGGAACGCGCAGACGGCGCAGGAGCTCAACGACGCGAACTCCAAGGGTGTCGCAGGGTCCGACCAGGTGGTCGCTGCCAATGAGCGGCTCGTACGCGCCGAACAGAGCGTCGAACAGGCTCAAGCCGCCGTCGCGGCGTCGGCGCCGAAAGCTTCAGCGGCGCAGGAAAAGGCCGCGCTCGCGATGAGCAAGCTGCACCCCGAAATGGCCGCCCTCGTCCAGACAGCGTTCGACTTCGTCAACGGACCCGGCCAGGAATTCCGGAACATGCTCGCCGGCAACATCGCCGAGGGCCTCTCCGACCAGCTGACCGGCCTGGCCAAGAAGGCGATGCCCACGTTCGAAAAGGGCCTGGGCCGCATCAGCGAGGTCTGGAACGACACCTTCACCGAGATGATCGACGTCCTCGGCAAGGACGAGAACCTATCGTTGCTGGACCGCATCTTCGGCAATACAGCCGAGGCGCAGACCCGCCTCAACGGCATCATCGACCCCCTCGTCCAGGGCGTCGGCGTCCTGGCCGCAGCGGGTTCGGATGCGCTGCCGCGCATGGCGGACGCGTTGGTCACGGTGTCGGAGCGGTTCGCGAACTTCATCACCGGCGCCGACGCCGACGGCAGCCTGGCCACTTGGATCGACGAAGGACTCACCGGACTGGGCCACCTCGGCGAGACCGCGCTGAACGTCTCGAAGATGTTCACGGGCATCACCAGCGCCACCGGCGGAGACCTGCTCGCGAACCTCGAGAAGTGGACCGGGAAGTGGCAGGCATGGCTGAATTCCGTTGAGGGACAGAACACTCTCAAGAACATCTTCGAAGAAGGAAGCAGGCAGTTCGAACGGTGGAAGCCGATCCTGGAGGACCTTCCCGGCCTGTTTCAGGGGCTGTACAGCGCAGCCGACAAGTACATGGGACTCCTGCTGCCCGTCGTCGACAAAGTCACCACGCTGCTCTCCGATCACCCCGGGCTCATCGAAGCCGCAGCGGCGGCGTATGTCGTGTTCCAGGGCGCCCAAGTCGTCGGGGCCCTGTCCGCGTTGACGACCAGCCTGACGGGCATCAACACCATGCTCGGCACCACCATTCCCGCGAGCGCGAACAAAGCGGGCACCAGCTTGTCGAGCGCCCTCGTCGGGCCTGGCACTGCGGTGGTCGTGGGGTCATGGGGCGTGGATGCGCTGCTCGGGAAGATGGACGACATTTTCGGGACCGACTTCTTCCAGAAGTACGGCAACGTCCCCGGCTCCGGCGCGTGGTTCTGGAACCAACTTTTCGGCAACGGGAACTCACTCAACCCGGCCACCCTCCTAAAGAACCTCTTCGGCGACCCCTCACCTTCGCTTCCAAACGGAACATCGGTAGGCCAGGGGCCAGGGGCCAACCAAAACAATGGTGACGCGCTCGCCACCGGATTCTTCGCCCCCGGAGACATGGGTTCACGGGAGTTCGCTCACGAGACGATGTGGCCGTTCTGGGAGAACCAAGGCTTCAAGGTCGGCGACCACGAAGCCGACCAGTACGGCGAGCACCAAAACGGTGCCCTGGACATCATGGTCCCAAGTATCGAAGAGGGCCAGAAGGTGCTCCAGCAAGTGCTGCAGGACCCCAACGTCTACGGCGCGATCTTCGACAACCAGACCTACGGCTACGGGCACGGCCTGACACCACAGGACTACAGCAATGGGCACACCGGTGACCCCAACCAGGACCACACCAACCACGTCCACGTCTTCTATCAGCCCAACGGCGACAACAACATCCTGCCGATGCCCGCCGCGCCGCCCCAGAACCCCGCGCTCCCCGCATCACCCCGCCAGCCGCCAGCAGGCCCGATGCCTGTCCCCAATCAGCCCGCACCTCCGCCTCCAGACAGCCCCCTTGACGACTTCTGGAAGAGGACCCTCGGTCCAGCAAGAACCTTCGACCAGGGCGGCCCCTGGCCATCCGGAACGCCCGGTATCAACACCACTGGCAAGCCTGAATTCGTTCTCACGCCGCAAGACATCGACTATCTGAAGAGTCAGGGCATCGACCCGGCGAGCATTCAGTCGCAGTCACTGTCGATGCTTCCGGACCCGAATCTCAGTCCTGAGCAACAGGTTCAGCAATGGACCAACAAGGGAGGGCCGAACCGCGCTGAGGGATACATCCCTGCGGGAGCCGGTTCCAGCGGGCAGGCTGGGTCCAGCTTCGCGTCAGGGCTGTATCAGATGGGCGCGCAGGCTATCAACGGGCTCATCGACCAAGCTGCCAGCGCAGCGTCCTCTGCGGTCGGTGTCGCGGCGATGGGGACGCCAGGAGCGGCTCAGGGCGCGGCGACCGCGATTGGGATGGGCACCCAGGCTCTGAAGCGCGGTGTCGAGTTCGGCGCTCAGATGGCCGGTATCTGGACTGACGCCGCCGCCGAGATCTTCATGCCGTTCGGTGTTCCGCGGCTCTTCTCTACCGATGTCACGTCCTTCATGCCCCAGTTTGGGATGCAGCCGACCGCGGTGACGACAGGGGAGAAGGCTGAACTCGCGCAACAGCACCAGGGGACCGGTGCCTCTCCGGGCCCGGGCCAGATGCCGGGCGGCCCCGTACAGCCGGGTCAGCTTCCCGGTCAGCAGCCTGTCGGTGCTCCTGCCGCGCCTGCGCAGGGTGGTATGCCGGTGGGCGCTCCGTCGAACGCGGCGGCGGCGATCGATCAGAAGTTGTGGCAGCAGCCCCGGCCGCCGCAACCGTCGATGGTGCAGCCGGCGAACAATGCAGCGGCACAGCAAGGCGCCGACAGTGTGTGGAAGCGTCTCGGGATCTTCGACCAGGGCGGCATGCTTCAGCCCGGACAGCTCGCGTTCAACGCGTCGCGGCGGCCGGAGCCGATGCCGGTGTTCAACAACGACCAGTGGGGAACGTTGGACACGCTCGCGAACCGCGACGTCGGCGAGGTCGATCCCAAAGCGGGCGGCGGTGTCTCCTTCAGCGACACCTGGTACGTCACCGTCAAGGACGTCGACGAGCTCGAGCAGAAGATGAACGACCGCCGCCGCCGGCAGATGAAGCGCAACGGTGGCCGCCCGCTCATGGGTGGGGCATGAACCGCAATCCGTTCATCGAGGAGCCCGACTACTTCGACCGCAAGATCCGCGGCATGTGGATCACCGGTCAGGGCAGGATCTTCCACACTCACGGTGAACTGGGTGGCACCGAAGGGGTGTGGAACCAGGAAGGCCAAGTCCACGACATCTGGGACTCACCGGTCAAGACGACGTGGAAGTCTGGCGCGTTCCAAGAGGGAAGCACCCAGAAGGCGGTGAAGCGGCTCCACCGCGACATGACCCTCGGATTCCATGTCATCGACACCCCTGGCCGCGGCGCTGAGGAGAACGAGTCCGACTTCCGCGGCATCTTCGCCTACGAGGAAGACGAGTGGGACGACGACCCCGAACCCACCACCTTGCACATGGACACCGACATCTCCGGGGAACGTCGCCTGGACGTCATGCTGTATGACACACCGGACTTCGACCCGGTTGTCGACCCGATCGAGCAACAGTATTTCGACCTGACACTGAAATTGCGCGCCGGAGAACCTAACTGGTACAACTACTTCCCGGAATTCGCCTCGACGGGCGGCCACTACACGACGACCTTCCAGTCGGGTAGCGAGGACGCTGAAGGATTCATCGAAGTATCGAACCCCACCGACCGGCCGCTGCGGTACAAACTCATCCTCACCCGCGCGACATGGTCGGTCCCGGACGTGTCCTGGAAGGGCGGCAAGTACAAGCGCCGCCCGGGCGGACAGTTCGGCAACCGAGTTATCCAGATGCAGCCGATCACCGCGGTGCAGGGCGGCGCGATCATCAACCTCGACGGCAAGAGCCTGATGGTCCGCGACTACAACTACACCAACGCTCTACCCGCGTTGCTGCCCAACGGGCAGCACTTCATGCACATTGTGCCGCCGTACACGCCGCTGACGCGGCTGCCGATCGCCTATGTTGATGCGCCCGCCGGCGGAGCGTGCGCGCAGCTGGTGCAGCCGCGCCGGTGGTCTCGGCCGTGGGGGCTCGAGTAGATGACCACGGTCCTCGACTACGAGACGAAAACTCTTGACGTCGAGGGCCTATCACTGCAAGAGCAGTGTGAAGCGATCTGGGCGGAGACGCTCAAACAGGAACGCGCCGAGCTCGCGCTGCGCCGTGAACGTCCCGTGTCGAGGGTCTGGGACGGCGAGTGGCAGCTGCACCACATCCTCGACCAGGAGTACGAGGCCGAGCTTTCGTGGATCGACAACGACTCCGGCCCGGGCGCGACGGCGATCCCGTTCGAATCGGACGTCGCGCAGTGGATCTACGACATGCAGGGCCGCATCGACCGCGGCGAGAAACGCAACGTTCATCTGACGGTCGAGTACTGCGGCGCCCGTTGGGGCGGCCGCCTCGACGACGCCACCATCCGGACCACGGAGGACGGCGACCAAGTCCTCATGGTCACCTGGCTGCACGACTACGAGAACGCCAAATGGTATTCCGTATGGAGTAATCCGTTCCTACCAGCGGCATTTCAGTGGCCTCGCGCATTTTTGCTGGCTGGTCCGGTCCCGTGGATTCTGCTTCTCAGCCTGCATCTCCAGTTCTTGCGTGAGCACAACCCGATCATCACGATCCCCGATGATCCGCTGGACTTCTCGAGCTACTTCGACTTCCTGGACATGTCGACGTGGCAAAACGTGGTCAAGCCGCTGCCGTTCCTCGAGGCGATGGCTTCCGGGGCGGTCTGGGGCGTCGTCTCCTCGCGGTGGTCGAACTGGCACGACATGGCCAAGATCATGCTCGAGGACGCCGAGTACTCGGTGGTCCCGACCCGCTACCTCAACGGGGATCCGGAGCCGTGGGCAGGCGCGAACCTGCGCCACGGCACCCTGTGGTGGGACATCGTCGATAAGTCCGGCGTCTACATCGGAACCTCGCACGGCGGATCCCTTTTCGATGGCCTGTTCCGCACGGGCGCTGAATTCGCCGAAGATTTCGTCGACTCCACCCTCGACGTCGTCAACGACGCCGACGTCCCGGGCGAGTACCTCATGCCCGGGAACCGGCTCACCAAGAAAGAAATTCCGTACGTCGTTTTCCGGGATGGCGACCAGTCGCCTATCCAGACGTCCGACCTGATCATTTCCCCCGCCAAGGGCGTTCAGGTCAACGTCGGCGGCCACTCAATGCCAGGCGTCAACGAGAGCATCTCGGCGTCGATCCAGGCGGGGTTCGACATCCTCGGCGGGCTCCTGCAGATCGGTTCGCTGGGCGGCAGCGTCGACGCCCTGGTGAAACCTCTCTATGAGGACACCATCCTCGCGTGGTGGTCGGTGAAGTCTATTGCGCGGGCGCAGCATTCGGGATGGTCTAGATACTTCGAGTACTTCCAGGACGGCGCGTCGAAGGCGTACACCATCGCATCGCTGATGGTGCTCAGAGCGGGCTTTTGGGCGACTAAGACGACGATCTCGTGCCAGATTGCGGTGCTCGACTCGGCGCCTTGGATGGTCGGAGACCGCGGGCTCGGGCACTTCTTCATTGGTGACCGTGTCGGCATCTCGCTGCGAAATGATCCGCGCCGCAAGATCCACATGGACCGCTGCCGCCGCCTAGACCTCAAGTGGTCGTCGGATAACCCGTTCCCGGAGTGGGTCATCACCATCGGCGACGACCGCGCACTACAAGACCCTGCCCAGCGCGCCTGGGGAAAAATCGAGGCCATCGTGGCCGCGCTACGCGAACTCGGGGTGTACTGATGCGACCAGGCGGAGTGAACCTGCCCAAGGACTTCAACCCAAAAGACAAGCAGTTCAAGAAGTTCGCCAATAAGCTCCCCACGAAGGAGAACTGCGACCTCACCAATCCTAAGGAAATGTTCCTCTGGATGCTGGTCGCGCTTCCGGGGCAGAACGGCGGCCAGCAGGCCATGCCGTCGTCGTACAACATGCTCGTCTCCGAACACCTCCACGCCTGCGGAGCGATGCTGCAATGCCCGAACTGCGGGCACACGAAAGATGCAGAGAAGCAGTACGTTCCGCCGTCCGCAGAAGATCCGCACTGGATGACGTCACCCGGCCGGTGGGTGAAACCCGACGAGGTCCCCGAACCCAACGGAGACCCGCTGGACACCGTCCTGGACGCCATGCCTAACCAGCAGCAAGCGGCGCTGTTCGAACGGCTGAAGCGTCGACACGAGAAGGGCCAGATATGACGCAGACCCAGACGCTCGGTCACCAACCGGCCATACGGCGGCTCGTCCTCATCGACGGCCAGGATTTCACCGATGTTTTCACCACTGTCGGCGACCCGCTACCGGACGGCACCGTCGTAGCCCTGGAGATCCTTAACCGCGACCGCACCTACACCTACGGTTCGTGGCCGGTCACCGAAACCGAGGACGGCTGGGTGCCGTTCATCGACGCAGCCGATCACGTCGGAATCCCGCACGGCGCATGGTTCCGCCTGTACA